GCCCATTTTGCACACTGTTTTTCCTGCCTGAGCGAGATTCGCTCGGTCCGCCTGAAACGCCATGACAAACAAAGGCGACGCCGGCTACCAGCAGCACAAGGAAGCCGTCAATCGGCGTTCTCGTGAAGGCGGGAAGAACGTCCGCGACATCGGCGATCTTCCGCCGGTGGCAAACACGTTCCGACGCGAAGAGTGCCGGCTGACCTTCCGCCGGTTTTGCGAAACGTACGGCGCGGAGTCGTTCCCGTTGCAATGGTCGGACGACCACCTGAAGGCGATCGGCAAGATCGAGTCGGCCGTTCTTCAAGGTCTTCTCTTTGCCATCGCAATGGCGAGAGGCAGCGGCAAGACAACGCTGCTCGAGTGGGCATGCCTCTGGTGCCTCTGCTATGGGCACCGGGCTTTCCTGATGCTGATCGGTGCCGACATGAACAAGGCATCGCAGATGCTCGACACGCTGAAGTCGCAGATCGAGAACAACGACTTGCTGCTCGAGGACTTCCCCGAAGTCTGCTTTCCGGTCCGGGCTTTGGAGCGAATCTCGCAGCGGGCGAAGGGGCAGACGTACCAGGGCAAGCCAACGCACATCGGGTGGACAGCCGACGAGATCACGCTGCCGTGGATTCCGGGGGCACCGTCGGCCGGAGCTGCTGTGCGAGTTGCCGGGATCACGGGCAACATCCGAGGGAGCAAACACTCCCGCCCGGACGGAACGTCTATTCGTCCGTCGCTCGTTCTGATCGACGATCCGCAGACGGACGAGAGTAGCTCCAGCCCGTCGCAGGTGGCATCCCGCGAGAAGGTGTTGGCGCAGGCAATCCTCGGTCTTGCCGGCCCTGGGAAGAAGATCGCCGGCCTCGCTGCCATCACCGTCATCAAGCCCGATGACCTAGCCGACAGGCTTCTCGACAGGCACCGCCACCCGACTTGGCAGGGCGAGCGAATGAAGCTCGTCTACGAGTGGCCGACGGCCGAGGAACTGTGGGGGCAGTACGCGGAACTTCGCCGGGACGGACAGCGCCACGAGCGTGGCACGGGCGAGGCCGACGAGTTCTACCGGCTCCGCCAGGCGGAGATGGACGCCGGCTCGCGGGTGGCTTGGCCCGCCCGAAAGAACGAAGACGAAATCTCTGCCATCCAGCATGCGTGGAACCTGCGGATCGACCGAGGCGAGAGCGCGTTCAACGCCGAGTATCAGAACCAGCCGATCGCCGACGACATTGCGAGCGACAAGCTTGACAAGAGGGCTCTGGCGTTGCGGGCCGAGAACATAGAGCGGGGCGTGGTTCCCGCCGGCCACAACACGCTGACGGCGTTCTGCGATCTTCAGGACAAGCTGCTGTTCTGGCTTGTGGCGTCATGGTCAGACACCTTTGGCGGGCATGTCGTCGCATACGGCACCTACCCTGACCAAGCGTCATCGTTCTTTGAGGCGCGGCACGCGAAGCGGACGTTGGGCAGCGTTCAGAAGGGTGCCAGCCAGGAGGCGGCGTGGCGTGCCGGCCTGGACAAAGTCGCCACCGATCTTTTGTCGCGTGACTTCCGCCGCCAGGACGGGACGCTGATGCAGATTCAGCGGATGCTGTTCGACGCCAACTACGGAAGATCAACGCAGGTGGTCCGGAACTTCTGCTTGAAGTCTCCCTTCTCGGCAAGGATTTTCCCGAGCCACGGCAAAGGCGTTCCAGCGTCGTCGCGTCCCCTGAACGATTCCAAGGGGCAGAGGGGCGATCGGCTGGGCTTGAACTGGCGGACAGGGAAGCTCTCAAACACGAATCAACTGTCCGCGATCTACGATACCAACTCTTGGAAGTCATTCGTGTCGGCAAGGCTCCGGCTGCATGTGGGGGACAAAGAGGCGATCACGTTTCACGCGGGGGAGCACGATCTGCTGCTCGAGCACCTGACAGCCGAGTTCCCGGTTCAGTCGGAATCGAAGCACACGGGGCGTGTGGTGGACGAATGGAAAGAGCGGCCAGGGGCCGATAATCATTGGTTCGATTGCCTCGTTGGAGCCGCAGTCGCGGCGTCCATTGCCGGCGTGGTTCCGGCGTCTTCTGAGTCTGGGGCGCGGCAACGCCGCAAGGTTGAGATCCCCGCCGGCCCTGACGGCAAGCGGGTGATCGTGACCAAGCGCCACAAGGCGTAGCCACACCCCCTCTCGATCCGTTGCCGTCTCCGCGACTGTGGAGGCATGAGCGACGAACTTGCCAGCAAGATCGACACGGTGGCCCAGGGGCCGGCGTCTGTCCGCACCGACGCGGGCGAGGTCACGGCGCAGTCGATCCCCGACATGATCGAGGCCGACAAGTACCTCGCCGGCCGGAACGCTACGGCTGCCGGCAACACGCACCGCGGGCTCCGCTTCAACAAGATCATTCCTCCGGGGACGACTTGAATGGGGCTTGCCAACCTCATCCGCACCGGCCGCTGGTCGCCTCCGAAGAAGGCGATTCAGGTCGTCCGTCCGCTCGCACGGGCGCGGTTCGACGCCGCGCAGACGAGCGACGACAGCCGGCATTGGTCGAACGCCGACGCCCTCTCGGCGAACGCCGCTCTATCGCCGGAAGTGCGGCGGATCATCCGCAATCGCGCCCGCTACGAGCGGGCCAACAACGCCTACGTCCACGGCATCTGCGTCACCAAGAGTAACGACCTCATCGGCACCGGGCCGCGAATCCAGCTTGACACCGGCAACGCCGATTCCGACCGGGCGATCGGCCGGGCGTTCTTCGATTGGTCGTGGTCGGTCCGCCTGGCCGACAAGCTCCGCACCGCCACCGAGGCCCGAGTGCTCGACGGCGAAGCGTTCTGCATGTTCTTCACGAATCCCCGGCTCGACTTGCGGGGCGTGCAGCTCGACCTTCGGCTGATCGAGGCCGACCAAGTCGCCTCGCCGGCCTACGACTACCAGCAGACTATTTCGCCCGACGGCTCGCTCGTGGACGGCGTCGAACTGGACCGGCACGGCAACGTGATCGCGTACCACGTTCTCACGTCGCACCCCGGCTCCAACTTCCTCATCGGGATCAACGAGTACGACACGATCGTCGCCGAGAACATGCTGCACTGGTTCCGGCCGACCCGGCCGGGCCAGCACCGGGGGCTCTCGGAACTGACGCCGTGCCTGCGGCTGACCGCGAACATGCGGCGCTACACCGAAGCGGTGATCCGCGCCGCGGAGATCGCCGCCGACCTCGCAGCGTTCGTCCACAGCAACTCGCCGGCCGCCCAGGTGGACGAGGTGGACGCCTTCGCGGCGATTGAGATCGAGAAGGGCACGCTGACGACGTTGCCGGAGGGCTGGGACATCAGCCAGCTCAAGGCCGAACAGCCCACCAACACGCACCAAGCCTTCACGCGAACGATCCTCAGCGAGATCGCACGGGGCGTGAACTTGCCGTATTACAAGGCCGCCTTCGACGCGAGCTCCTACAACTACTCCTCGGCCCGCCTGGACGGCCAACTGCACGAGCAGAACGTCCGCGTCGAGCGGGACGAACTTGAGCGGGCGTGGCTCGATCGCATCTTCCGCGAGTGGCTCGACGAAGCCCTGCTCGTCCCCGGCATGATCCCCGCCGGCCTGCCGCCGGCCTCGGAATGGAATTGGGCTTGGGTTTGGGACGGCCGCGAAGGCGTCGATCCCAACAAGGAAGCCAACGCCACCGAAACGAAGTTGGCAACGCTCACGACGAGCCTCGCCGCCGAGTACGCCCGCCAAGGGAAGCAATGGGATGTCGAGCTTCGGCAGATCGCTGCCGAACGGCAGCTCATGGCGGAACTGAACCTGTCGATCGGCAACCGGCCGTCGCAGGTCGTCGTCCCCCAGGCGGAAGCCGTGGCCGCTGCCGGCGAGCCGGGCGTGATCGCCGAAGAGTCGTACAAGCCGACGGCGGAGATGGCCGACGAGGCCGAGCGTGGCCTCTCTTGGCGTCGTGAGTTCAATCGCGGCGGCACCGAGATCGGCGTGGCCCGTGCCCGCGACATCGCCAACGGTCGGCCGCTGTCGCTCGACACCGTCAAGCGGATGGCGAGCTACTTCGCCCGGCACGAAGTGGACAAGCAGGGCGAGGGCTGGAGCCCAGGCGAGGACGGCTATCCGTCCGCCGGCCGTATTGCCTGGGCGCTATGGGGCGGCGATCCCGGCCGCACGTTTGCCAATTCGATCACCGAGGAGGCCAACGCATGAGCAACCTTCTGCTCCGGGCCGATGTGCGATTCCTGACCGCCGACGCTTACGGCGAGGCTGAAAGTCTATCGACGCCGCGGATTCCGCGGTTCTCGATGGTGGGCTACACCGGCGGCATCATCCGCCAGGCGTGGAGCCGCGAGCCGGTCGTCATCGATCTCGCCGGCATGACCGTGCCGTCGGTGATCCCGATCGTCTTCGGCCACGACTACGCCCTCGAGTCGGTCTTGGGCCAAGGCACCGGCACCGTCGGCGAGCAGCTCGTCATCGACGGGTCGATCCTCGCTCAATGCGAAGCGGCCATGCAGGTCGTCCAGCTCGGCGACCGCGGCTACCAGTGGCAAGCATCGGTCGGCGCGGACGTGGACGAGCAGACGCTCGTCGGGTCTGGCGACACCGTCACCGTCAACGGCCGGACCTTCGAGGGTCCGGTGCGAATCGTCACGCGCTCCACGCTGCGGGAGTGCTCGTTTGTCACCTTGGGGGCCGACGCAGCGACGGCCGTAGTCATTACCGCCAGTTCGGCGGGGGAGTCTCCTATGAACGACGAGACGAAGGCCGCCGACGGGATGCCGACGGGGCCAGCGCAGAGCGAAGAGCACGGCGGCGCGATGCCGACCGGACCGAGCGACGTGGCGAGTGCAGCTCCGAAGATCGACGTTCAGTCGATCCGCGAGCAGATCGTGGCCGAGGTGAAGGGCGAGCTGCTCCAGTCGCTCCGCGACGGGCGCGGCCCGGCGATTCACGCCACCAAGCCGGCCCTCGACGACGATCAGGTGACGATCGCCGCGATGCAGATGGTCGGCGGGCTCGGCAAGCAGATCGAAGCCAAGCACGGCGATTCGCCGATGGTCGAGGCCGCCGCCAAGCGGTCCCGCACGATCGGCCTTCAGGACGTGCTTCTCAGCGCGGCTCGCAAGGGCGGCTACGACGGGGCTCAGAAGGTCAACGCATCGAATGTGGCGGTGGTGCTGCGGGCGGCTTTCGCCACCCACAACATCTCCAACATCCTCGCCGCGACCTACGGCAAGTACCTGCTCTCCGGGTTCGAGGCTGTCGAGTCGGTGTGGGAGCAGATCAGCCTCGTGCGTCCGCTCAATGACCTGAAGGCCGCGACCGGCGTCAGGCTCGACGGCGGGTTCGTGTTCGACGAAGTCGGCGGCGACGGGAAGCTCAAGTCGGCTGACGCCGGCGACGCGGCCCGCACGCTCCAGGCGAAGACCTACGGCCGGATGTCGTCCATCACTCGGACCGACATCATCAACGACGATCTCGGGGCTCTGACGGCGGTTCCCCGCCGGCTCGGTCGCGGTGCCGCGCTGAAGTTCAACCAGGTGTTCTGGGCGGCGTTCGAAGCGTCCAACTCGAGCTACTTCCAGGGTGCGACGGCCGGCAGCGGCAACGCCTTGGCGATCGGCTCGGTCGAGACGGCGTACGGTGCGTATCGGTCGCTCACCGATCCGGACGGGGCTCCCCTCGGCATCACGCCGAAGATCCTCCTCGTTCCGGTGGGACTGCGGATCACGGCGGACAAGATTCAAACCGGCAACACGCTGTTGGCGTCGTCGCTCGGTTCGACCTCGTCCAAGGTGCTCGAGCCCCAGGCGAACGTGCTCGCCGGGAAGTTCGTGATCGTCGATTCGGCCTACCTCTCCTCGTCTTCGACGTGGTGGCTGGCGGCCGACCCGGCGGATCTCCCGACGATGGAAGTTGGCTTCCTGAACGGTCAGCGTCAGCCGACCGTCGAGCAGGCCGAGGCCGACTTCGACACGCTCGGCATCCAGGTTCGCGGCTACTTCGATTTCGGCGTGAGCAAGGCCGAGAGCCGCGCTTGCTACCGGATGGCAACTGCCTGAGTCGAGTCAGCGTAAACAGCACCCGTGGGCCGGGCACAGCTCCCGGCCCACGGGGTGATGTTCCACCAATCACCACCCAACGAGGTTCCGAATCATGGCGACTCTCAAGAGCGAATCGGGTGTCTGGGACTACACGCCGAGCACCGCGAAGGCGGTCGGCGATGTGGTCATTCTCGGCAAGATCGTCGGCGTCGTCTGCCGGCCGATCGCTGCCAGCGCGAAGGGCGCGATCGCCGTTCGCGGCGTCTTCACGTTCGATAAGGTCACCGGCGGCGCTCTCACTGCCGGTGCCGTGGCCTATCTCCACAGCAACCTGAAGGTGACCGGCTCCGCGACCACGACCGGCATCGCCGGCCTCGTGGCTGTCGATGCGGCAGCCGGCGACACGACCGTCGATGTCGAGCTGAACGCTGGCTCGATGTTCGACCTGAACGCCACCGGCCCCGCCTGACGCTGATTCATCCCGCAAGCCGCCGGCGGTCGCCTCTCCTCGGGCACCGCCGGCGGTCTTGTGTTTCGGAGGTGACCGATGGCCGACATGCTTTCCGACGGTGCCGCGTGGCTCGCCGACCAGTTCGCTGCGTCGGCGTCGCTCAC